AAACCATTCTGTGTGATCCAGACATGACTGGACGTATTCGCTGTGTAGGTGCGCAAGCTGCTAATGATGTACAGCAATTAGAAACGGTGTGGGATACGATGCGACAGTTCGCAGCGATTCATAAGATGATTCATATCGGAAGTATTCAGGTGAGTGCTGAGGGTATGGATATGTTATTCCCACCACTATCTGCATTACAGAACAGTAAAACAGGTGTACAAACTACACTCGACTTAGCCATCTTTGGTGGTGCTTGGATGCAACCTACAGAAGATATTGAGTACCAGCGTGGTATCAGTACACCGAAGAATAAACTTAAACGTGCAGGTAAGAAATCGTATCTCAAAGCTGAGACATTCTTTAACCCTGACTTAAACACTTGGAAATGATTATGAATATATTTGATTCAATTGAGGAATACTTAGCTAAGACTAAGAACCCTGTGCAGCTTGTCAAGCACTTTGATGAAGTACCTGAAAGTAAGATTGACTATCCTTTAATTGGTCAGATTAAATACGATGGTGTTTATATTCTGATCGTTATGCACAATGGTATACCTAAAGCTTACAGCCGTACAGGTAAGGAATACTATTCTGAATTGTATTCCACAACCTACTTTAAGAGTCTATTTGGTTTAGATGATGGTGTTTACATAGGTGAGCTAGTTGCGCCTACAATCACGTTAGAGGAACTTTCTGGTCTAGTAAGTACTAACCGTAAGGCAGAGTGGGGAACAGCCGATATAGAGGCAATGGAGCAATCCTACGTGATGTTACATGACTACGTGCACTTTGATGAGTTCTTAGCTGGTGGTTCTGTTCGCTACTATACCGACCGTTATGCAGAGTTAGCACGCATCTTAGAAATTGCCCAATGTAGTCTATACCTTATAGACAATACAATCATTAGTTCTAAAGAAGATGCTGAGCAATACGCTGATGAGCAGATTAAGTTAGGTCACGAAGGTGCTGTATTTAAGCAGGACCTTGATTGGGTAGCAGGTCATAAAGGTTATCGGGCAATGAAGATTGTTCGTGGTATTCATCTTGATCTACTTTGCGTAGGAGTTGAGTATGGTAAAGGTAAACGTGCAGGTCAAATTGCTAAGCTTAAATTCTCTTATAAGGGCAATGTGTTCTCCGCAGACTTGGGTAAAGGATGGACTGATGAGCGTCGTAAAGCACTTACGTTAGCACATCAATCTGGAGTAGGTACTACGGTATTTCCAGATAAAGGAAAAGGAAGTACGGAGTATCCACCTGTAGGTAAGATTTGGGAAGTTAAAGCACTTCAAGAATCAAGTACAGGTAAAGCATTACGATTACCTAAAGTGGTTCGCGTACGTGAAGATAAGGATGAACCTGATGCTTGAATGGTGGAATGCTCTTGAAGGATGGCAACAAACACTACTGTTTATATCTATAGTAGTGTTCCTAATTAATCGTTAATTGGGTACTGTAAGTAACTGATTTAATAGCTAGTTATTTGAAGTTGTACTAATAGAAGGAGATATAAATATGATATTAAATATTATAAATATAACTATAATAATATACATAAGTAATATTATAGTATTCTTATTTATACTTCTCCTTATAAATATACTTAAAGGAGATTAATTAGTGAGTATACGAGAATCTTGTATCCGTTATACAGGAACTAAACTAACTAATCGTAAGTATGGTATTCTGATGTGATGATAAGTCACATCGCTAACAACAGAAGTTGGAAACATGTATGAAGCATAATTGGATTATTCTCGATTTTGAAGTTGAAAACTACGAGTACTGTGGATCACTGGCTAGTCCACATTGCCCTGAGAACTATGTAGTAGCTGCTGGTTGGGTGTGTGATAATGGTCCAGTTAAATCCGAATATTATACAGAACCTAATCAATGGGTAGCATCTACAGCATTTGATGAAGACTTATTAAACTCTAAGGTATTAGTAGCACATAACTTATCTTTTGAGCTACATTGGTTACTTGCAACTAAGTTTGAACTTATTAAGAAGTTCTTAAATAACGGTGGTCGTGTATTCTGTACTCAGTATGCAGAGTTCTTGATTACGCATCAAACTGAAATGTATCCTAAGCTTGAAGATTGTTCTGTTAAGTACGGTGGTACTAAAAAGATTGATGCAGTTAAGCTACTTTGGGAACAAGGTTATAAGACTTCTGAAATTGACCAAGCATTGTTAATGGAATACTTAGCTGATGAGCATAGCGGTGACGTAGCAAATACACGTCGAGTATGCTTTGCTCAGGTAGCGTACATGCAAGAAGTTGGTATGTATGAAATGGCTAAGATGCGTATGGATAGTTTATTATTTAATGCTATCGCAACGTATAACGGTTTGTATGTGAACATGGATGTAGCTAAGCAGAACATGGATGAACAGTACAAACGTATTGCAGAGTTGCAGGAAGATGTTCGTAGTTATCTACCTAAAGATTTACCTGATGAGTTAGAGTTCTCCTTCACTTCTGGTTATCACATGAGTGCGTTCTTATTTGGTGGTACGATTACCTACGATAAGAAAGTTCCTTATGATCCTCCTAAGTTTGAACAGGTTGAGGCTTATGAATTTACAAACCCCTATAACACTCATGTGGATTATATACCGATCTATAAGATTGCAGGTTTGTGGTCTAACATTACAGACCTTGAGGAACATTTAGGCGCTACTTGCACTCGCTACAAAGCTGGTAAGAATAAAGGACTACCTAAAACATTTAAGATTGATTCTGATGTGGAGAAGCTTAAATGGGGTAAAGGAACATATCGCTTTGAAGGTTTGGTAAACTTCAATGAACTACCTAAGCATGTATCCGAACAGTTCACAGGTGATCGTGCAGAGTTCAAAGGTAAGCGTGTACACACAGCTTGCGGTACTCCTATATATTCAACAGGTGATGATGCTTTAGACTTAGTAGCTAAGTTCACAGAAGCAGCACAACCGTTACGTGACATGAAGAAGTTAATCAAAGATACCACGACGTATTATCTTGTTGAAGATGATAAGGGTAAGCAGTCTGGTATGCTTCAATATGTTGAACCTAATGGAATCATCCATCACCAATTAAACAACTGTGCAACCATTACAGGTCGTTTATCTGGTTCTCGTCCTAACATGCAGAACATTCCACGAGACGGTACATCGAAAGTTAAACAGATGTTTGAATCTCGGTTTGGTAAAGAAGGACGTATTGTTGAGGTCGATTACTCAGCACTTGAGGTCGTAGCATTAGCTAGTATCTCAGGAGATAAGAACTTACTTCAACAGTTGATTGATGGTACAGATATGCACTGCTATCGTTTAGCAGGTGCTTTAGGAGAAGATTATGCAACTGTGTTTGAGAAGTGTCATGATAAGTCTCATCCTGAACACAAGAAATATAAACAACTACGTACCGACATCAAGCCTCGTGCCTTCGCTAACCAATACGGGGCTTCCGCTATGGGCATTAGCTTCTCAACAGGATGTTCACTTGAAGAGGCTGAGCAATTTAAAGAGACAGAGCGTAAGTTATTTCCAGAGTCTTCCACATACGCTGAACGAGTTGTACGTCCGCAGGTCGAACAAAACGGACTTACAGTCCCGATGGAATCAGAACTCGTTAATGGTGTATGGAAACACTTCCGACGTGGATTCTTTAAAGCTAACAGTGGAACATGCTATAGCTTCCGTCAATTTCCCAAATATGTTAAAGGCGTAGGTGAGAAATATGATTACAAAGATACACAGCTTGCGAACTACTTCTGTCAAGGGGAAGCATCCCTTATTGTTCAAGCGGCATGTGGTAGAGTTATTAGAGAACTTATTGCTCGGAACTTCGCTGGCGGTTTGGTGTTACCTATCAATACTGTGCATGATGCTATATATCTCGATTGTGCAACCGAATCTTTAGCGAATGAGTACGGTAAACTCGTACAGGAAATTATGGAATCGACACCTAAGTATATGGCTGAGATTATACCAGCATTGAAAGAGTGGCGATATGATACAACACCGTTCCCAGCAGCAGCCGAGTACGGAATTAACATGATGGATAAAGTAGATGTTACTTGAAGATGCAGATGTACAACTTAGTCTTAAGACTTGGTATTTAAAATCATGTAGTGCTGTACAAGTGTATGCTGTCATGGAGCATATACGTAGTGCTGGGCATTACAACGTTCAATTAGAGAGGAGACCTTCCCCAACATATAAACATTGCGATGCACAGAAAGTGTGTCCTAATAAACTTAGATATATCACAATTACCCGTGAAGACCTTTATGATATTTTAGGAGTATGATTTATGAACGCATTATTAGCACAAGCAGCAGCAGCAATCGAAGCAGGTAAAGTACAATTAGACATGACGGAAACTACATCTGGTGGTTTTGAGAAACGTCTGTTAGGTGAAGGTACAGCGATTGTACAGTTCACACAATACATTGATCATGGTATTCAGAAACAGAAACCATTCAAAGGTCAACCTAAGAAACCAGCTAAGACTGCTTCTTTAGGATTCCACATCCTTGCAGGTATTGGTACTCTTCCTGATGGTACAAAAGAACCATACGTACAAGACGGTAAACTTGAAAAGATTCGTACACGCTTTGATATTGCTTTACACCAAAATGAAAAAGCTGGTGCTGTTAAAATCTTCAATGCATTGAACTATGCTAAAGATGCAACACACTTTGTACAGAAACTAGGTAGCATTTACTTATTATCAATTGGTATTGAGAAAGGTAAGGACGGTAAAGAATATAATACTTATGACTTCTCTCAACTACAGAAGCCAATTGCTAATGCAATGACTGGTGCTATGTATGAAGCAGGTAAGGATGGTGTAGCAGATACCCCAGCAGAAGAATATCAATTGTTCTTGTGGGATGCACCTACTAAAGAACAATGGGATTCTATCTTCATTGAAGGTGAGTACGATAAAAAAACTAAGGATGCAAACGGTAACGAAGTTGTCGAGAAGAAAAGTAAGAACTTCATCCAAGAGAAAATCCGTAGTGCTACAAACTTCAAAGGTTCACCAATTGATCTATTATTGATTAGTCAAGGTGAAGATTTACCAGCACTTGAGGCTGAGGTTGAAGAATCAGACCCTAATGATCAACATGTTGATGAAGATAAGACGGATATTCCAACAGTTCCAGTAGCAGACATCCCAGCAGTTCCATCCGTTTAAATCTACTTACAACCAAATTATAAGCCTCCTTCGGGAGGCAACCTCTAGGAGATTACATGTACAACTATATCGAAGATGAAGACTTTCAACCAGCAACACCAATGAATTGTCCTAATTGTGGATTAGTAGCAACTTATACTGGAACTTGTCATTATTGTGGGGAGAAGTGTGAATGAGTTTAAATGTTGAAGAGTCTAAACGTGCAACAGGTCGTACAACTCGTATGATATTAAAGGCTGCTGAATACTTAGTTAAACATCCAGATGAATGCGTAGTTATTGTAGGGCATGATCATTATTCTATGCGTTGGTTGAAGCAGGATGTGGAAAGTATATTAAGCACAACGTTAGCAGAACGTATTAGTTATAAGTATATGCACCAAACGTTGGGACTTGATACACAGAAAGAAAACTACTTCTTTGACCATCACTGTTTCTATGTTAAACGTCAGAAGTTAATTTCTGATTTGGAATTTGTCAATAAGTATTATGGACGTTGGGATGAATAATATTCTATCACGCTTTGGCGTAACCTCCGACAGTATCTCCAAAGTGGATACATACAAAGCAGGTCATCAAGGAGATGTTTTATTACATGATGGCGATAGTGACTGTTACTATGTATGCACTCAATATCGTAAGATGCAAACTATTCTTAATAACTTCGAGATTGCTATTCAGGAAAAGATGTTCTTGACAGGTGCGACAACTGCACGAGTTCATTTAACTCCGACAGGTTGTGCTAAGAATGGACGTCATTTACTGAATACAGTTAAACCGTATCAAGGTAATCGAGAAGGTAAACAGAAACCTGCTAACTTAGAAGAGTTACGTAACATTGCACCTGAGTATTTCAAAGATCATCCTACAATCAAGGTGTTTAGTCACTATGATATTGAAGCCGATGACGCTTTAATGATTGACCATTATCATTATCAGAATGGTATCTTAGTAAGTGCAGATAAAGATTTGCAAATATCTCCACATAAATCTTATAACATGGATGAAGGTAAGTTCGAAACGCTACTTAAAGGTGATCGTTTTGGATGGATTGCTAAGAAAGAGTGGCTGACGCCGAGTTTAAAACCTGCATCTAAAATCGTTGGTAAAGGTACAAAGTTCTTCTTTGCACAACTACTAATGGGGGATGTAGCAGATAACGTTAAAGGTATCATTAAATTGAACGGTAAGGCTTGTGGTGAGGCTTTAACGTTAGCTACCTTAGCACCTATCAAAGATGAGAATGAAGCCTGTAACGTCGTCCTAGACGGTTATAGAGCTATTAATCAAAACGTACTACCAGAAGCAGAAGCTATGTGGTTGTTACGTAATCGTGAAGACAGTGCTTATAAGTTCTTAAAAGAACATGATCTTAGTCCAGCAAATTTACAATTCTTAGAGGATTGTTTTGGTGGTGATTGGAAACGTATAGAGGATGAATCTTATGACAACTAAAGTTGAATTACCAGAAGAAATTCAAAATGTTTTAAGTTGGTTAAAAGATAATGGTTTTACAGCAGCATTAGTCGGTGGCTACTGTCGTAGACTTAAGTATGGTAAAGATACTTCGGATATAGATATAGCAGTCTTAGTTGAGACTATAGATGAAATTGAAGCCCTGCAAAATGAGTTTGGTGCCCCTGTACATAAGCGTAGTGTGTGGGAGAAAGCTGAAAAATCTTTGTATGAAGGACATACTGGCTTTGTAGCAGATTGGCGTGAAGGTAATATTAATATTATTGCATACGATAAATACAGTTATAATGACATACCAACCTTAGTACAAAGTTTCGATTTTAATTTTAACATGTGGTACTTAGCATCGGATGGCACTTTAAAGAACCCTGACCCACTTGTAGAAGTACATAAGGTACGTTTAGGTAGCTCATTAGGTAGTCGTCCAAGTGTAGCACGCTTAGCCCGTTTCTATAATGAGTTCAGTGAATGGGATTGGGAATTAGTTGATGAGCAATTACAATATGAGAAAGAAATATTCGGGAATTTATTAGGATGACAGCACGTAAGATTTCCAGAGGTCAACTAAGACCTATTGCTATGAAGCTCTATAAGGAGCAAGGTGAGAAGTGTTTACTATGTCACAAGCCGATCGACTTTACTAAGATGGGTAGAGATTCGGATTACGCAGTGGACCATGACCATGTGACAGGTTTAATACGAGGCACTCTTCACCGTTCTTGTAACGCTGGTGAAGGTAAAGTAATTAATGCAGTAGGTTCTTGGGGCAGTAAGTCTAAAGATCATGCAGCGATCCGAGAATGGTTGCAGAATCTACTTAATTATTATGCTTATTGCGATATACACCCAACGACTATGATTTACCCAAGTCATAAAACAGCAGATGAAAAGAAAGAAGTTCAACGTGTGAAGCGGAATGCAGCAGCACGAAGAGCACGAGCAGTAGTTAAACAACGTAAACAGAAAGGTGAGTAATTTATGTCTAAAGTAGTATTCAACAATTTAAAAGAATGGAAACAACGTGCCCTTCGTATGCACTTTCAAGGTCTAACTAGCTCCGAGATTTCTACAGAGTTAGGTATTTCTGACCGAACTATTAGAGATAACATTCAAAAGTTAGCTCATCGTGTTGACAAGAGTGTAGCATTGAAGATGCGTAAACCTACAATCTTTGTAATTGGTGATACTCAAGTTAAACAAGGTATTAGTCTTGATTATATCCACTGGATTGCAAACTATATCAAACTTAAACAACCTGACATTATTGTACAGATTGGCGATCACTACGATATGGCATCGTTAAGTACATATGATAAAGGGCAACTTAGTGCAGAAGGTCGTCGCTTTGTATTAGATATTGAAGCAGGTGATGAAGCACTAGGTATTATTGAAGATTACATCCGATCTGTTAAAGGTTATAACCCACGTAAGGTTGTGGTGTTAGGTAATCATGAAGATCGTATTGATCGTTTTGTCAAGACTCATCCAGAGTTTGAAGGTCTAATCGGTACAGATAAATTAGCCTTTCACGATTATGGTTGGGAAGTTATCCCATTCTTAAAACCACATAATATTTGTGGTATTCACTTTGTACACTACGTAATTAACGTAAACACAGGTAAGCCACTAGGCGGTAATCTTGATTTACGTCTTAAGACAGTTGGTGAGTCTTTCGTAATGGGGCATCAACAAATGTATGCTTATGCAGAGCGTCAATTACCTATGACAGGTCGTAAACAGTTTGCAGCAGTGGTTGGTGCATGCTATGTACACGACGAACCATATAAAGGCTGGCAAGGTAATCACCACTTCCGAGGATGTTTAATGTTATATGGTTGTGCTGATGGTTATGCTATGCAGAAGAAAGTTGAACTTGAACACATGCGCGAAATTTACGAAGGGGAACATGCTTAATGAGTTATAAGATCGGTTTAATTGGGCTTGCTGGTGCAGGTAAAGATACAGTAGCAGTTATCCTACAGGAAGCTTTAAAAGATGTTGGTCAGGTATTTGAAATTGATCGTTATGCAGGTTTACTTAAAGAAGCAGCACGGCAAGTTTTCGGTGAGAACTTTGATGATCGTAATGTGAAGGAGATGGATAAGTTCGTAGATTTATCTTTAGCCGATAAGATTATTGATGCTACTGATTATGTGTACCTTAAGCTTAATAGGTCTGACATAGACTTAGATGAATGGAATGCTTTATGTCAAAAACATATTGACTCTTGTACTTGGATGAGTCCTCGTAAATTCCAACAATTATTAGGTACAGAAGTAGGTCGTGCGCTTGATGAAAACATTTGGGTTAATTATCTTAAGAATCAAGACCGTAATCTAATCATACCTGATGTTCGCTTTGGTAATGAGGATGTGGACTTTAATATTCTAATTACCCGACATCCAGTACCAAAAGGTAAACTACATGCATCTGAGGTATTTGCTGCGGAATTACAGCTATCAGATAACCCTTACGATTATGTAGATTATGTAATTCATAACGATGGTTCTATTGAAGACCTCAAACGTAAAGTACAACAGTTAGTAAACAAAATTAAAGTTTAGGAGATATAATGTCTGATCTATACCAACGCCAAGTAGCTCTTGAAGAATCATATAGTCACGATAGTATTATTGCTGGTCAGAAGCAGGTACTAGATGCATATCAGCAAGGTCGTGCTGCGGACGTAGGTACAGGTCGTATCCTATTAGCTAAAGCATTTGAAGTCGGTGTAGAAGCACTAAATGCAGCTAAGAAACAAAAGACTCGTGGTATTGGTGGGAAGTACTTAAAATTACTTTCTATTGCTGACCCAGAAGTTTTAGTAATGGCTGCATTACGTGATATTATTAATGCATGTGCTGTACCCGAACCAGTATCTATGCAGAAAGTACTTACAGGTATTGGTCGTATGGTTGAGTCAGAGTCTATGTTGGTATTTATGCAAGAGTTAAATCCTGCATATACTGACAAGACTATCCAGTACTTAGACAACACAGGTACAAAATCAGTTACTCATCGTTATCGTACATTCTTAGCAGGTTCTAAATCTATTCAACTAGATTGGGAACAATGGTCCCAAGAAGAGCGTATAGGTGTAGCTAAATTGTTAGTAGGTTGTTTATATGACGCTACAGGATTATTCCAATGGGCTAAACTGGATAGTGGTATGTACCACATAAAAGCTTCTGAAACCTTAGCGAAGCACTTTCAGGATGCAGCAAGTGCAGCGAGAGCCGTTGTTAAATATCCTCCTATGTTGATCAAACCTATGGATTGGGAAGGTCAGTATAACGGTGGATATTTAACTGAATGGTTTAAACATAACTCACCTATGTGCGGTATTCGCTTTATCAAGAAAGAGCATAAGCAATGGGTTATTGATAAATTAAACAATGGTGCAGAATTAGTTAAGGCTGCAATGAATAAAGCGCAATCTGTACCTTACCGTATCAATAAAGACATCTTAGCAATCTTACGTAAAGCAGTTGCTATGCGTGTAGGTATTTTAGGTCTACCAAGTTATCAACCTGCACCACAACCTGCCTTTCCTTTTACTGAGGATTGGTTAAAGTCGGAGGCTACAGAGGAAGAATTAGATCAGTTCCAATTCTGGAAAGGTTTAATGAGTTCATGGTATACACAAGAAGCTAAACGTGTTGGTCGTCAACATGGTATCTTAAGTCGTATTCAAGAGTTGGTTAAATATCAGGACGAGGAACGTTTATATTTTCCAACGTTTATTGATTGGAGAGGTCGTCTCTACTTCCGCAGTAGTATCAACCCGCAGTCAAACGATTGTATTAAAGGTTGTCTTGAGTTTGCAGAGGGTAAACCTCTAGGTAAAACAGGACTTAAATGGTTAAAGATTCATGTTGCAAACTGTTGTGGTTATGATAAACATGATCCAGATTTGAAGGAGAAGTGGTGTGATGATAACTGGAACTATATTAAGAACTTCATTAATAACCCTTTCGATGTGGATGCACCCGAACCCGACACAGCATTTACCTTATTACAAGCAGGTCTTGCTCTCCAAAGTGCCCTCGCACTTCCAGACCCCACCACTTACGTTTGTCATGTCCCCGTTGCTATGGACGCAACTTGTTCAGGACTCCAACATCTCTCGGCACTTACTAGAGATGAAGTTGGCGGACTTTACACGAACTTACTAGATAATGGTGAAGAGCAGAAGTCTGATATTTATATGCGTGTAGCTCATGTAGCAGATGCATCTAAGTTAGAATTAGCGGATTCTCCTGCTGTACGTCAGTATTGGTCGGATAAACCTATTAGTCGTAATATGGCTAAGAAGCCTGTGATGACTTACGTATACGGTTCGAAGTTATTATCGACTATTCAAGGCTTAGCTAATGATATGTATGAAGCAGGTATGGATGAGATTCAGTTAGACGGTAAGACAGTCTTTACTTACAACCGACTAGCTAAACCAGTTGGTAAGGCATTACGTAAAGGCGTTGAAGATACTGTACCTAAATCTGCTGAGATGATGAATTACTTACAGAACGTTGTACGTAAAAATAAAGCTGATGCTATGCGTTGGTTTAGTCCAGTAGGTGTTCCAGTTGTGAATTGGGCAGAGGGTATGGTGACTAAGACTGTAGCAATCCGTTCAATGGGTATTAACAACATTGCATACCGTTATCCAGATAATCAATATAATACAGTAAGAGCAGCTAATGGTATTGTACCTAACTTTGTACATAGTATGGATAGCAGTCACTTATGTTTAACTATCTTAGATTTCGATGGTCAAGTTCTACCAATTCATGACTCATTCGCAACCCATCCTAGTGATGTGGAAGCTATGCATATATCATTACGTAAGACATTCATTGAAATGTATACACAATTCAGTATTGAAGACTTCTTAAAGTTTAACAATATTGATCTTGAAGAGTACACACTACCACTTACAGGTAACTTAGAGTTATCGGAAATTTCTAAATCCCGTTATATGTTTGGTTAATACTAAGCCCATGTGCCTTGAGCATGTGGGCTTTTTTTTTGAAATTGCACTTATAGAAGGGAAGAAACTTATTTGAAGTTGTACTTATAGAAGGAGAGAAGAAATGAGTGCAAGAGACATTCCATTATTCACTCAAGAGCAATATGATTACTTAGATAAGTATTGTTTTGCAGAGAATACAGAACTACTTACACCAGAGGAATTAGCATATAAAACTGGTCAACGTAGTGTAATGTATAAGATACAAACATTGATTAACCAACAAGGTCCTACATTGGTCCGTAAGGAGATTACACGATGAGCTGGTTAAGTAAAGCTTTAGGTAGTGTTATGAATATATTTGGTATTGGTGGGCAGGATGACCTCGGAAAGAAGTATGAGGAAGAAATGCGACGTCAAGCAGAAGCTCAGAAACTCCAACAAGCTAACGAACAGAAAGAAGTAACACAATTTGATGATACAGGAGGTAGTACCTTCACAGGTGCAGATGGTCCTCGTAAGAAACGACCCACAGGTGGTTATTCAAGCTTAGGGATTAATGCTTATTAGGAGGTTTTATGAAGTCCAAAGGAAATGATTTTACAAAGACTATTCGAGCTTTGTACGATGAATACACGGACGATTCTTTAAAAACAAGATTAGAAATGTATGCACTTTGGACTCTACCTAGCGTGTTCCCAACAGGTGAGATTACGGTAGATAATGGAAATGCTGAGATTGAGCATGACTACCAAAGTGTAGGTGCATATCTAGTGAATCGGTTAGCGTCACGTTTAGCGAGTACGTTATTTCCCGTAAGCACATCTTTCTTTAGAATCGAACCTAGTCAAGAGTTGAAAGACCTAGTGGATAAACGTGGTACAAGTACCCTTATCGACTTAGAGAACAAAGCTTGTCGTCGTTTATTCTTTAACGCATCTTATGCACAGATCGTGCAAGCGCTGCGTTTACTTATTATCACTGGTGAAGTTTTATTACTTCGTAGAGATAATCGCCTACGTGTTTTTAGTTTAAAGAATTATGCGTTACTACGTAACAATGTAGGGGAAGTACTTGAGATCATCACACGAGAACCTAAACGTTATCGGGAATTAGATGCGGAGACTCAGGAACTACTACAAGATCGTAATGAGGACGAGACCCTTGATCTTTATACTAGAATCCGTAAGCGTAATATCAATGGGGTAATCTCATGGAAGATTACACAAGAAATAGATGGTGTACGTTTACCAAACTATGAAATTTATCGAGATAAGTTATGTCCATATATTCCTGTAACATGGAGTTATATGAATGGTGATGCTTATGGTCGTGGTTACGTAGAGGAGTATGCAGGCGACTTTGCTAAGTTATCCGAACTCTCACAAGGTTTAACAGAGTATCAGATTGAATCACTAATTATCCGTCATGTATATAATGCACAAGGTGGTTTTGATGTAGAATCTGCTGTGAACTCACGTAACGGTGATTGGATTAGTGGTAACGTTAATGCTGTACAGAACTATGAATCTGGATCATTCCAAAAGATGAATGAGATTCGGTTAGGTTTAGAAGCTATTATGCAACGTCTAAACGTAGCGTTCATGTACACAGGTAATATGCGAGAAGGTGATCGTGTTACAGCCTATGAGATTGCACGTAATGCTGATGAAGCAGAGCAAGTTCTTGGTGGTGTGTACTCACAACTATCTCAGAATATGCATTTACCTTTAGCATATCTATTACTATACGAAGTTCGTAAAGACTTTATTCAGGCGATTGATAGACAAGAAATCGAATTAAATATTCTAACTGGTTTACAAGCATTATCACGTAGTTCAGAAAACCAAGCTTTATTAGTAGCAGCAAATGAGATTGCTACAGTTGCCCAAGTATTCTCACAAGTAAGTAAACGATTTAATCTGGATGCTATTGTAGATAAGATTCTACTTTCTAATGGTATTGATATTTCAGAGATTACATACAGTGAAGAAGAGATGCGAGCTAAGGCTATGGAAGAACAACGTGCAGCAGAAGCACAGCGACAACAAGTAATACAACAAGCTGGCGCACAGTTAGGTGGTAATCAATTAGAAAATACACAGGCTGCTCAATTGGCAGCAGGTATTCAATAGGAGTATTTATGAGTGAATTTAATACAGGTGGTCAAGGAAACCCTCAAGAAAATACACCGCAAGGTGGACAAGGTAATCCAACACCACAAGAATTTAATCAAGGTGGACAGGGTAACTTCCAACAGCAATTTAATCCTAACTTTGGTCAGGGTCAATTCGGATTCCAACAGAATCAAGCTTACCAAGCACCACAAGGTAATCCAACACCTGCACCAGTTGAAGATAAAACGACTACTCAACCAACTAAGGTATATACACCAGAAGATTTCGCAGGTGACAGTCCGTTGGATGTTAGCATTAAGGTTGTATCGGCTAATGCTGGCTTAAGTGAAGAAGTATTCGGAGCAGCTATTAAGAATGCTGTACAGTATGGTAATGCCGACTTAATTGATATTGCAACATTAACCAAAGGTTTAGAGCCTAATATTGCAGCACAGGTGGTAGCTACGGCTCGTGCAGCTTATCAACATGCTACACAACTTAAAGCACAGATCACGCAGAAAGCACATGCTGCTGCTGGTGGTGCTGAGCAATGGCAAGAAGCTATTAACAGTTTTAACACATCCGCACCTCAAGATGTACGTGGTTACGCTATCTACCTTGAGAGTATCGGTAAACAAGATGAAGCTATCCAAGTTATTATGAACCATGTTCGCGGTACTGGGTTAGTTAATTCTAACAACGGTGCATTGATCAATGGCAGTGCTGGTGGTACAGGTGGTAAAGCTATGTCACACCAAGAGTTCTTGGTCGAGTGGGGTAAATTAGATCGTCAATATGGACATCAATTATACTCAAATAAAGAAGCACAGTTAAAGATTGCTGATTTACAGCGTCGTCGTGCTTTAGGCAAACAACAAGGTATTTAATAGGAGATTTATAATATGGCAGGTGCTAATTACTTCGCAGATGGTTCAACACGCTTTCATTGGGGTGGTGATGAATCTAATATCGACCAACATTTAGAAATTTATGAAGGTACGGTAGATACTCAGTTTGAGTATACCCAAATTTTCAAATCGTTATCAACACAGAAATCTGTGGCTGAACGATCTAACCAAATCCGTATTGATCGTTTAGGTGCTTCTCAAGCCTTATACCGTCAATCTGGTGAAGACATTCTCGATCAACGTGTTAAGTCAGATAAACTTAACGTAGTTGTAGAGGCTATGCTTTACATCCGTAACCCTGTCGATAAGATGGATGAATGGACTGCACCTAGCTTCTGGACTGAGATGGGACGTAACAATGGTACTACTTTTGGTTTAGAGTATGACCAAGCACATATCATCCGCTTACAGAAAGCCCCAGCTTGGGTAGCACCTGCTCACTTGAAAGAGCATGGTGAGTTCCATGATGGCTTCTTCGTTCCTGTAACGCTTAAGGGTGGTGATAACTTAACTGATGCTGAGTTAGAGCAGAATGCTTCTGCACTTGTGAAAGCTCACGCTAAAGCTCGTGATACATTAGCTAAACGTCGTGTACCTTTAAGCGACATGGTTACTTTAGTTGATGTAGATATTTTCTCAGCGTTACTACACCATCGTAAGTTAATCAACAAGGATTACACAGCAGATAATGGTGACTTCGCTAACCGTCGTGTGGTGAATGTGAATGGTATCCCTGTGGTAGAGAATACTGCATTCCCTACAGCAGCTATCACTGGTCATGGTTTATCTACTACTGAAAATGGTAACGCATTTGACGTAACTGCTGACGAGATTAAAGGTCGTATGATCATCTTCTCTAAAGCGTTATCTCTTGTGACTGTAACTGCTCAGGAATGGACTGTTGAACCGTGGTATGACCCACGTTCTAAATCTAAGATTCTTGACTGCTACTCTATGTTCACTGTAGATGTACGTCGTCCAGACACAGTTGGTGTTGTTCGTATTACTGAACAAGTTACACCTTAAGAATAATAACATGGGGAGCTTAACGGCTCTCCTTTCTATTTAGGAGATTCAAACTATGGCAGGTGCATTATGTGAACCAATCGTATCTTTAGCATTAACTCAAACTTCTGATGATACAGCTATCGCAGATACACAAGCACAGATGGCTGCATTGTTAGAGCAAGTACGTGCTTTACAGGCTAAGGTAGAAGAACAGGATAAAGCCCCAACACGTTCTAAGACAGCAACTAAAGCTGAGTAATAGGGTGATGTGGTTGGTAAACTCGAAAGGGTTTACTTTAAGATATGATCGAATCTGTGGGCGACACAGTAATCTAGGCTAGGGATAAATAAACTCTATGTATCAGTAAATCAATGTGACAACTAGATAGCATTGAATGCAACTATTCGCACGTTGCCGATCATATCTTAAAGTAAATCAACATAACAAGGAGGATGTACTTATGACTCTACTTGAAGCTGTAAATGCTATCCTACCTTATTTAGGACAGCATGTTATTACGCGTGTAGAAGATTCACGGAACCCTACAGTATCTCGTATCGTTGCAGCTATTGATCGACAACGTAAGAGTGTACTTGCAGAGGGTCACTGGTTTAACGAAGTTCCTAATAAGGTACTATTGTTAAACACAGACAAGACAATTGATGTACCGCTTAATACATTAGCTATTTATGGTGTTACCAAACGTGTAGCTAAACGTGGTCCTAAACTGTATGATATTGATAATGACACACGGTACTTTACTGGACCTGTTAAAGTCAAGGTTATCTATGATTATCCATTTGAAGAACTACCAGAGTATGCTGCACAGTACATTACGTATTTAGCAGGTATAGAGGTATACGTCTCTGATTACGGTTTAGAGAACTCTATTCAACTCATGACAGAACGTAAAGAGGCTAACCGGTTATTACTGGTTCAAGAGAACATGCGTAATCGTAAATGGAATAGTAATGATGCAGCTATGCGTCGTAGTCGCTTTCAACGATATTTAAGACGGTAGGAGTTATTATGATTATTGATGGGGTGTACCCGTCATTCTTGAAAGGTGTATCACAGCAAACACCTCAAGAGCGTAGTGACGGACAATTAGGCGCACAGCTTAATTTATTATCTGATGCTGTAACAGGTTTACGTAGACGTGGTGGGGTTAAATTCCAAGCCAAGTTAGCAGGTATTCCTAATAATAGTTATATACGCTTAATTGACATCAATGGCGTTAATTACATTATGATCGTAGATACTGTTACAGGTACTTTGAAGATTTATAATTTTGATGGTTCTTTAATTAAAACACATCAAACAAATTATCTTAAGGCTTCTAACGGTAAGGCTAGTATCCGTAGTACAGTGTCGCGTAATAATTGCTTCGTATTAAACACTGAACAAGTTATTACTAAGACACCTATAGGAGGTGCTAACCCAACACCTAACCCAAGTACTATGGGGTATATCAGTATTAGGTCTGGGCAGTTCTCTAAGATGTACTCCGTAGACATTAAGTCTGGAACATACTCCGTAAGTTTACAAGTATCTACTCACGGTACAAATGCAGCATTAGCGTCCCCTGAATATGTTGCTACTAAGTTTATGGAAAACATAACCGCAAACACAACATTAAATAGTCGTTATGACGTTGTACGCGAAGGTAGCACAGTTGCACTTAAAGCTAAATCTACTACAGATACTAACTTATTAGTAATAGAATCTGGTACAGGTAGTACCTATATTCAAACTAGCAATTCTAGTCGTGTACAGGGTAAGCAAGACATCATTGCTAATCTACCTAATATCTTAGATAAGTATATTATTGCAGTAGGTACAGTTGGTAATTCGGCTTACTATCAATATAATGCGGACTCTAGCACTTGGAAAGAGTGTGGTATATATGAAGAACCTTATAAGTTCACTAATGAACCTATTTACTGGTACTTTGACGATACAGCCACAATACAGGTTAAAAGCCTAGATATTCAACCACGTACAGCAGGTGATGATGATAATAACCCATTACCTAAGTTTGTGGATTTCGGTATTACAGGTATTAGCGCGTATCAATCGCGTTTAGTACTGCTTAGTGGTTCATACGTTAATATGAGTGCTACAGCAGACTTTAATGTCTATATGCGTACTACTGTAGAGGAATTACAGGATGATGATCCAATTGAGGTGTCTAGTACTGCTTTAAGTGCTGCACAGTTTGAGTATGCTGTTCCGTATAATAAAGATTTAGTTTTATTAGCTCAGAACCAACAAGCTGTTATCCCAGCCAATAGTACTGTACTTACACCTAAGACGGCTGTTATCTACCCAAGTTCAAAAGCTAACATTAGTATGGCTAGTGAACCACAGGTTGTATCCCGTAGTTTGTATTATACATATCAACGTGGTACAGATTATTATCAAGTTGGTGAGATGATTCCTAATGCTTATTCAGATGCTCAGTACTATGCTCAGAGCTTAGCAGACCATATTCCGCTATATGCTACAGGTGTCTGTACTTCAATCACAGGTAGTACTACAGATAATATGGCAGTGTTCAGTTCTGATCAGAAAGAGTTACTTATACATCAATATTTATGGGCAGGTGAAGACCGTCCGTTAATGAGCTTCCATAAATGGGAATTACCTTATGCTGTACTTCACGTACAATTTCTACAGGAGTATTTAGTACTATTTATGGATGTTGGCGATGATTTAGTGGTTGGTACTATTAACGTACAGTTAAACCAACTGGATAATAAACCTATCCCATTCTTGGACATTTACCAATACGTAGATATTGTAGACGGGGAAGGTACATTACCTGAGTTCCTACCAGAAGGTGAGTTAGTAGCTGCGGTATACAGTTCTGAGACTATGCGTCATGCTATGGTTCAATATGAAATCGAAGGTACTAAGATTAAGTGTCAATTCAATGGACGTATTTATCTAGGTGTACCTTATGAAAGTTCACTCACACTAACACCTCCTTTTGTTAAAGATAGTAAAGGTCGCGTAGTTGCTGGTAGTAACAGTATAGTTGTCGATCTTACAATGACATTCAAGGGCACAGGTGAGTTTGAGTACCATGTTTCTGATGCTTATGGTGATGTGTTTGATGGTGAAACGTCTGCACAAGCTTGGTCAGAAGCACAACTAGGGTATACGCGAGTAAATACAGTCAGTGATGTTAAGTTCCCTTGTGGTACGTTATTGAGTTCAACTGAGTTCAGTATCAGGACTACAGGCACAACGGAGTTAAATATCATTAGTGCTAGTTATGATATCCGTGTACCCAATAGAGGACGGGGACGTTTATAATGGCTATGAACATGCAAGGTGGTATGCAAGGTGCCCAAACAGGTGCATCTATCGGGAGTAATTTCGGTCCTTACGGTGCAGCCTATGGTGGTATTATCGGAGGCGTGTTAGGGTTATTAACCCCTGATAAGGATTTAGCAGCCTTAAAAGCATACAACAAACAAGTAGTAACTAACTTAAGTTCTACGTTATTCGATATGGATCGTCAACGTAACGTGGAGAACTTACGAACATCTCAAGCACTTGACTCTTATCGGACACAAGGTCAAGTAGCAGCTTCTCAATTTAATGCAGCATTCGGTGCAGCAGATATTATTGGGGCAAGTGCAGATGCTCTTAAGAATACTTTAGACCGTCAAGTTCAACAAGCGACACGTCAAGTATGGCTAGATTGGGAAGTTGGTGTGGATAACTACAATACTCAGATTAATGAGGTTGTAAACCGTGCAGCAGGTTCTTTACGTCGTAGTAAAGCTGAGACAGCTAAAGTAGATTATGCAGGGATGTTTAAACAGGGCATGGATATGTACCGACAATACAAAGGTGGTTCTACAGGAACTACTAATACAATGAGTTCCACAGGTGGAGGTTTATCTGGATTATCTGATTTCGGATCATTCGGTAAATCTGGTTCTGCTATGGGTACAAGTTCAGTAGGATCATTAACAGCGTAATATGGAGGGTATATGGCTACTCAAATTCAGATGCCAAATGTACGTGATGTACAAGTAAGTAATTTACAAGCTATCGAACGTCCAGCAGAAGGTAATGCATTGAGTAGCTTTATGCAAGACATATTACCTGCTGCGGACAAAGCTTTACAAACATATAATAAGGAAAATGCTGATCGTCTTATTGCATTAGGTCGTAGTGATCAAATGAATGACGTACAGCGAGAAGTGAATTGGCTTGATGGTAAATACTATAATCAAGGTAAAGAATACCAGAAAGTAATAGCTACACAAGCACAGCAACTACAACAATTCAATGCACGTATTAAAGAGATGGCAGACAACGGTGCAAGTTCAGACGAGATGTACCAAGTAGGTAAAGAGTACTTAACTCAATACACAGACGCTATTTATAACAGCGATCTTGATGCCGAATTTAAAGAGCATCTTTATAATGAAGGTTTAAAAGAGAACGCTGTATATCAGAAAACTATTAAGGGTACACAGCAACGTGTTGCTATCGACAAAGCTTATCAGAGTACATTAACATTGCAAGCTAACTATGTAAACACATTACGTACTACAGAGTTAAGCGGTGATGAACTAGACGTACTTACGTATGCGTATGTAAATCGGTCTGTAGCTGCTAAGATGACTGCTGATCCTAATTTAACATTAGAAGAAGCTACTAAGTCAGCACAGGATGAAATCTCAAGTGCATTTAAGTTTATTGGTCAGCAAATTGATCCTACAGCACAGGGTGCAGATCAAGTGGTAAATAAACTACGTGGTATGGTAGACCATGCTTATACTAAAGGGTATGTAGATTTAGATACTCTTACAGATATACGTAAGGTTGCTGATGATATTCATGTAGGTATTACTAACTACAACGATACTATGGCTGATCGTAAAGTGACTGAGTATATTGCTAGTGTTGAAGTGGGTGAAGTTCCTTTAGATTCTGATGATTATAATGAGCAGATGCATGCTATTTATAATAACCCTAATTTGAGTGAGGATAAGAAGACAGCTTTGACTCGTCAATTAACTAACTCTTACGTAGCTCAACATAATAAGGTTATGAATGCAGACATTGATATTAACACTATTGATCAATTCCCTGACATGATTGATTTTATTGCAAGTACAGGTAAGGGTGAAGATACGTTTGTAAACCTTTGGACACAGAAGCATCTACGAGAAGCTAATGGTGATGTTTTACAAGGTGGTATGGCGATGATTAACCATGCCTTCTCAGGTAAGACAGATGTACCAGAATTAGCTAAGAAAGGTGCTGAGTACGCTAGTTCACAATTTACAGGTTTTATGGGTATGACTCAAGCTGAGGCTGAGAAAGACCCGTACTATAAGAACCGTGAACAAGTGTTTAATACAATGGCAGGTATGTACCGCAATTATTCACAAACAAACCCAGCACGTGCTGCACAGTTGCTTGCAGGTGTTCCAGAGGAATATCGTGGAGCAGTAGAGCAGTTATGGCGTAATGGTGGTCGTATGACCGATGCTCGTGAATTGGTACGTAACCCAATTAATCGTCAAGTCCGTTACGAGAACATTGATAAAGCTACAACTTCCCTAACAGCCGATACAACTAAATTAGATAAATGGTTTAGTCGTGGTCATGGCGGTGGATTCTGGAATAGTCAGAAATCTGCTGTCAAAGATTCACAGCTTAATGCTATTATTGTTGCTGCTAAAGCTGGTAAGTTCCAGTTAGCACCAAGTACTACTACAGCTAGTCCTGAACTTCTTATGGCTAACATGGAGGCTTTAGGCATGCTACAGAAATCGCCTAAAGGTTATGCGAGTACTGTCTTAACACCTAATGCTGCTAATGTGGTAAAAGGTATGAAGTCAGATAACGGTGTTCCTTTAAGTTCTGATCTACTAGGTATAGTCGTAGATAACTACCGTCAAGAGATTGCTAAGAGCCTTAAGACTCGACCAGAGGATATTGTTGTATCTTCTGATGAGGGTGGTACAGGTTTATATTTCCAAGCTTACGACAAAGAAGGTAAGTTAGTAAACGTGTCAGGTGTTGCAGGTATGCAAGGGGCACAGATTACAATGAATCGTCTACGTAATGATATGGCTAAGGAATATAGTAATCGTGGCAGTAAACAATTAGCTGCTACTAAGACTTATTCAGGTGGTTTAGTTACAGGACCTTCAAATACGTTATACGGTGATAACATGCGTCGCTATGGTGGTGCTATGTCTAGTGGTCGTGCTAAACCTGTTACTATCAACAGTAATGGTAGTCTTGGTACATTCCCACTTAAACGTATTGGAGGTGGTACAAGTACCGTGCGTATCCCAGCTAACATGGCAGGTATGTTCAACGGTAATATCGGCTTAGCTACACAGTTAGTAAGTAACTTCAATACATTCGAATCTTTCGCAACTCAACAATCATTTGTTAAAGGTGTAGGTGGTGCAAGTTCAGGTAATGTTTATGGTCACGGTATTCGTATGGATAAACATCCTAAATGGAAAGCTAAGTTTGATGCAGTAGCAGGCGATCCACAAGGTATTATGAAGGTTGAAGCAGACTTCTTCAATGAGTACTTCAATGGTATGGGTAATCGTCTAGCTAAAGTTGGTGTACCTGTTCCCACAGCAGCCCCATACCCTCCACAGTATAAACAATCTGTTATGCTATTAGCAGATGCGTGGTGGCATGGTGGTGGTGGTGCAGCAGATACTATTACACGAGCTATGAACGCACCTACTTATGCAGATGGATTACGCATTCTTAAAAGTATGCTTATCTATTCAGCAGGTGGTGATACACAAGACAAACGAGAGAAACATCAACGTAACCGTTTCTACCGAGACGCGCTACGTCAACATTTTACAGCACAAGGTAAACGATAGGAGGATATTATGGCTGGACTTTTTACAGGAACGCAAGAATCTAAATTGTTACCAGAGGTTCAGCCTGAACTACCTATTGTTCCTGCTGGTAATGTACCTAAAATTAATCATGTTATAAACACACAACCACAAGGTCAAGCTGATGAAGTTGACCTTACTACTGAGACTCAACAGTTAGAGAGCTTAGAGCGAGAAGCACCTCCATCTATATTGGATACAGCTATCGCAGGATTTGCGCCTACTGGACGAGATTGGTTACGTAGTGGTAGAGATAAATTAAGATATGACCGTGACCCTAACTTTACACCTGACGAATTTACAGATCAGTTCTTTAAAGATTGGGGTATGCAACATGCAGACGAAGCGGAATACCTTAACAAAGCAGTAAACTATGAAGATTGGAAAAGTCGTACAGAGCGTATTGTGTCTAAACGTGAAGATGCTAAAGCTTTAGCAGAGAACCCTATCACAGGTATCGCAGCTAGTCTTATCGACATCGACTTACCCTTAGCAGCTATCCCTTATTTAGGTTGGGCAGCTAAAGGTTCACGTATGGCTCAGATGGGTGTACGTGCAGCACAGGCAGCTACAGCAGCAGGTGCAGCTTATGGTGTAAACTTAGCCTTAGAGGATCAATCTATTCGGTCTGAGGACGAACGTTTTATGGATTCCATTACGTTTGGTCTAGGTGCTGGTTTACGTGCTATTAAACCTACACAACATCTTGATGATGCTGTTAGTGCTGAACTCAAAAGTTTAGGCTCTACAGACCATCTTATCGAACCACATGTACAACAGTCTTTAGAGACTGCTAAAGAGGATATTATTAAATCTACATCTATGCCTATTAGTACACCGAGTGGCGCACCTTCCGATATAATTAAAAAACATGGTTGGTTGGCAGAGTTGTCTAGCTCTTATGATAAGCTTTATTATTTGACTCAAGGTGATAATTCAACACTGGTTAATCGTTTATTAACAGGTGTACACAACAATGGTGATGATGTAGCTACAGCACAAGCAGCTTACTTAAATAACTATTCATGGCGTTTGGCTGGTTTAGAGAAAGATTTAAGTGATGCTGTAGCTGAAATTACATTGGTTAAACCTAATCCTATTACTCGAAATAATGGGTCATATGGTCGAGCCACACAAGAGACAATGGAGAAGTTCCAAGAGTCTATGCAACGCTTAGATGCTAAAGTCTTAGAGTTAACAGAGCAATTAGGACAAGTACCTTCTGATGCAACTATCAAGCAGCTTATTAATACTATTGAAACACATCCAAGTATGCAACGTGTTATGCGAACCTACATTGATTCAGGCTTTGCTACGCGTGTATTAGATGATGCTAAAGCGGTAGGATTCTTAGAAGCAGAAGGTGCTGATCAGATTGTACGTCGTAGTACTTACATGCCTGTACGTCATAGCTATGATCGTATATTAGATGCAGTCGAAAATCGTAAGTTAGGTTCGTGGGATGATATTGCTCATTTCTATGGTAAACAGATTACCCGTATCTACCCGGAACTGTTAAACCCTAAAGGTAACTTCAAATTGACTGAGAAGCAAGTTGGTCAACACTTCTTGCAAACGCAACGTGACGCTGCTCGGAATTTATCTGAGGTAGCAACCACAGGTATGACTAAGGAGCAGATTCATGATGTACTTACCCGCGCAGGTTTAAGTAATGAAGATGCTAGTGGTGTAACTGCACGTATGTTTGAAGCTTCTAAAGATGCACAAGGTCAACCTAAGAACCTACGTAAACGTATGGATTGGGATTGGAATATGACGTATAAGTCTAGTACTGGTAAAACATTCGGTATGAAAGACTTAACAGATTCTAGTACCTTTGGTAATCTTGAAGAGTATTCACGTCGTATGGCTGCCCGTAATGGTCTAGCACAGTACGGTATTAAGTCTGAGGCAGAGTTAGATAACTTACTAACTTCATACTTAGATAAACTACCTAAAGGGCAAGACCCACAGAAAGCACGTAAGTTCTTTCAAGCGGTACGTGATGACTTATTAGGTCGTCCTATCGGAGAGGCAGCACCAGAAGCTTTACGCACATCTCAAGCAGTCGCAGATATGATGCTATTAGCTAACTCAGGTTTATACGGTATTATCGACGTAGCAACTCAGGTTTATAAGACTGGTGTGGTACGTAGTTTCCCACATATCTATCGTGGTCTAAAGACTGCTGTTAAAGGTATGAAAGGATTTAGTACTACGGAGGCTAAGACGTTAGAAGACATCTTCACAGGTAAACTTATTGCACCTTCACGCTGGAAAAACTTTATGAGCCACTACTCAGACGGTTATTCTGTATCTAACGGTATTCATGAAGCTGCTCAGTACTACAGCCAGAGTACACGTTTCCTAAACTTATCTGAGTATCTTAAACGATTCCAGATTGGTATGTTAATGGGTGTATATGGTGATGTATTACGTGGTGTTGCTAATGGTAATGCTCGTGATATTAAGTACATGAAGACTAAGATGAAGGTATCTGATGAACTGCTTAGCGCTATCCAAACTGAATGGAAAGCTAAGGGTGGTAATATCGACTCTTGGTCTAATGCTACCCGTGCTGCTCTTGAACAGAAGATTTTCAACGAGTCTGATAACTTAGCATTCAACATCCAGAAGGGTGAAGTACCTAGTATCCTTGAGCATAGTACTATGGGTAAGGTTGTCTTCCCGTATATGCGTTATGCCTTCGCTATGCAACAGAAGGTACTACGTCGTACATTAAACCGTGATGGTGCAGTAGGTCTTGCTTTACTCATGGCAGCACAAATGCCAGCAGCTATGTTAGTAGGTGCAGCAATTAACGTGCGTAATGGTAAAGAGCCTGATGAGGACCTTGCTAAGATGACGGTTAAGACTATGAGTGCTTTAGGTTCTTGGAACTACCCATTAGAGATGCTTATTGGAGGTGTGGATCAAAGCTCAGTAACAGCTTTAGCCCCGTTAGGTAAAACATGGAATTTTGTAAGTGAATTGGCTACGGGAGAGCCAGACTTAATTACGCTAAAGAAAAATAGTATTGCTAACTCCGCAGTATTATTAGATGCTTTAGCACTAGCTTTTGAGGATTGATAATTTATGAATACACTACGATCATTTATAGAGACAGTGGTGACTGTACCTACAGATACTTTCCCTATCAGTTTTGAATATGATGAGAAGTATGATGCTGTACATGTCTTTCTTAATGACGTAGCAGTAGAAGACTTGGGGTACACTGTATCTCAAGTTAATGCTGTTACTCTAAAAGTTGAACCTGCTATTCCAGAAGGTACGGTTCGTATTGAACGCGAAACAGATATTGATAAGATGAAGTACATCTTTGATGCTGGTGCATTATTCATTGACCAGAATGTAGATGCAGATTTTCGACAGATCGTACACTCCCAGCAAGAGGTACGTGATGGTTTTATTAAACTACGTGGTGATGTACTACCATTAGTACACGGCTTACAAGAAGCTTTGCAACAAGCACAAGAGGCTAGTGAAGCTGCGCAAGAGGCTGCTAATGCAGCAGAAGTAGCTGCTGGACAGACCTTATATTACTTACGCTACTACTCACCTGACGTAGTGTACCCTTTAAATGCTCGCTTGATGCTTGATAACGGGGATGTTGTTCAATCAACAGTAGTTAATAATACTAATAACCCAAATTCAAACATGAATGGATGGATTAAAAAAGGAGATCTAATTGAAGTTGATTTAATTTCTGATTTATTAGCAATTTCAAACCCTTTTGATGGAATGATAGCTTATGTAAAATCTTATCTTCCTCCAAACTTTGCATTAGCAATCCCATTCGCAGGTGGTGGAGCGTTTATCTATGACGCCACACAATCCGCAGTGAATAATGGCGTTACTATTTTTAACGGCTGGCGTCGTGACCTGTCAGACAAAGTTTTAACAACATATGACGCTGGATTAAAAGGCGATGGTTCAGATACTAATGTCACTGCAAGACTACAAGCAATTGCTGACGCAGTTAGTGATGGTTTTAGTGTTGAGTTTATTGGCAACTATAAAGTAAGTACAAGCATTTATTTTAATGCTAAGAAATCACTTAAATTGAGTTCAATTAACGGAAAGATAGAGGGTGATAAAGCCACTTGGAGTTGGGGTTCACAGATAAACGGTACAAATAGACGTGGAGTATTTGTATTTAAAGATTGCCACGATTTAGGCATTACAAGATTAAGTGTAAAAGGTATTCAAAAAAATATCTTTGGGTCATTTCAGGACGGTGATAGTTGCATTCAGTTAATCAATTGCTTTAATCCAAGCATTCGATTGTGTACCTTAACTAACTCTTTCGCATGGGCAATTGTCGGGGAAGGTTGTGAATTTCCCGTTGTTGAATATAACGTCATTGCAGATGTAGTACACCAATCTGGTGTGAATATCTGTGTGGGTGGTGGTAAAAACGCAAAGATTAACTTTAATCATATTACGAACTGTGGGTTGTATGGTGTTGAGTTTGAAACATATACACAACTTAATGATGATACTTTTGAAGCAATCGGAAATATCGTTGATAACTGTTATTCAGGAATTACAGCAACTGGTGGTGGTGTTACAAAAGGAAATATTATTGGTAATTCAATTTCAAAAAGTGGGTATTCCGCGCTATTTATGAAAAGCATTACTAATGCTAAGAATATTTCAATTTTTAACAACCCGTGTGATCAAAATTACAGGGGTGTTATTTTTAATATCTCACCTAACACCACTTTTATGAGCAATCCAATATCAGGTAGAGCAAAATCAGATTTATATTTAAAAATAAATCCCGATTACTTTGTTCTTAAAGTCTTAGATGCTAATAACTTTTTAATTCATCTTGATGCTGTAACAAATACTGGAACTATATATATAGATAGCATAGCTTATACAGTTACAGCAATAACAACATATAGCGACCCAACTTCTGAGTTTGGGCTATCAACATTGCGCAAAGTTACAGTAAGTCAAACTATCAATGACTCTTTAGTTTTAAATAAGCATTTGCAGAGAAAGATAATCGCTGGCTCGACAACAGAAGCGAATATCACAATGCTCGAAGCAAGCGACAATCTTATTGTTAAAGAAAATATCTTAAGTGGTGGTGATTATTGTATTTATTACGATCAGGCAGCAGCACCGACAGGTACACCGAAGCAATATGTTTATGACAATGAAATGCTGGATTTTGGGATTAATGCAATATTGCATACTAAATCCACAAATCACGTTTTTTATCGTGGGAATAAGACTAACAGCACTGCGATTGCAACGTACAATATTCATGCGGATTTGATCAAAAACGGAAGTTTTGCAACTAAGTCTTTAAAAATGGTTGATTGTGCAACGCAGACATCTAGCATCAAGCCGACAAACAGATTTGGCGCACACAAAGCAGAGCTTATCGTTGGTATATATGCTAGCTTTTTTGGTGGAACGACCACAGGTTCTGTAGCAATTTCACTAAATTCGGGCAGTGTTATCATAACTTCTGATGGTGTTGGTGCCCCACTGGCGGGTAGAATGTTCACCATGAATGCAGTTCTGCAAAAAGGTATAAACTCGCTAGGGTTTGTTGATACAGTCGGAGATTTGGCATTTACTTCTGCTTATGCTGATTTATTAGTACCTGCTTAACACTGACTAAAGCAACATTATATGTGAAGGCATTAAATACTGTAAAACCACTTCGGGTTTTGCTATTATAAGTAAAACTTATGTAGGGTTATTTATGGTGGATTTTGTTGATATGATTCTGAGTGGCTAAAAGCGCATGTAGGTATCATATTTATGGGAGTGGCTGGCGCAACAGTCACCGCCCTAGTGCCTTCTGGCAAGCCGTTAGCTATGGGTTAAGGCGTATAGCTTACAACTATACTTATAGTACAACTACTTATTAACGAAGGAGAATACATGAACATACTAGATCAATTCTATGTAGTTCTGATCTATGTATGGTCAGGCTTAGATAAGTTGATCGTAGGTGCTGCTGCTACATCTTTTGTAGTGGCACTACTACGAACTAAGAAAGAGGATAATAAATTCTCATTTATTGAAGCACTACTTTGCGGTATCTTTACAGCTATCGCATTAGTAGGTATGAGCTTCTTAGGAACATTAACAGGTATCATCGTACCTGCAACATTAACTGCTGGCGCTGCTCACGTAGTGGCGGGCTTTATCGGTTGGTACGGTACAGTGAGAACTATGGAATATTTAGAAGGGAAGGTGTCAAATGATTCTGACTAAAGATGGGTTTGGTATTATCCGTAATGAGTTATTCGGAGGTAAGTTAGATCAAAATCAAGTAGATGCAATAAACTTTATTATTGAGAAATCTACTGAGTCTGGTCTAACTTATCCAGAGGCAGCATATTTACTAGCTACCATTTATCATGAGACTGGTTTACCAAGTGGTTATCGAACTATGCGACCAATTAAGGAAGCTGGCTCTGATAGCTACCTTCGATCTAAGAAGTACTACCCTTACATCGGTTATGGTTATGTACAATTAACTTGGAAGGATAACTATGAACGTATCGGTAAACTTATTGGAATTGATCTGGTCAAGAATCCTGAGAAAGCCCTAGAACCATTAATTGCTATTCAAATTGCTATCAAAGGTATGTTGAATGGTTGGTTCACAGGTGTTGGGTTCCGACGTAAACGTCCAGTTAGTAAATACAACAAACAACAGTACATAGCTGCTCGTAATATCATTAATGGGAAGGATAAGGCTGAGCTTATAGCGAAGTACGCTATTATCTTTGAACGTGCTCTACGGAGCTTATAGGAGGATTTATGGCAGGTAAGAAAACAGGCGCTAGTGTTAGCCGTCTATGCTTATTGCATGAGTTATTGGTGGATATGTTCATTAAAGATATTAAAGATGCTATAGATGGTGACTACCCTTTAGCATCTGCTGATAAGAACGTTATCGTTACGTTCTTAAAGAATGAAAGTATTACAGCCACACCAGATGCAGATGGTATGGAGAAATTAAAAGAAGAATTAAAAGACCTATCCGAAGCACAACGTGCGAAGGTAGATGCTTTAGTAACACAAGTTGAATCAGGTCAATTCGATGATCTGTTAGGACCTATACAATAAGGAGTTGTTATGATTGATGCGACGTTCCGAGAACGCTTTAAAAGGTTACGGGCACATGTTGCCCAACACAATGATAGACCAGAGTTAATCCCTAAAGAAGATCGTGAAATGTTCGCATTAATGTTTGCAGGGTTGTTCCTGAGCTTCCGAGACTTTGCTGAGTTAGGCATGGCTTATCTTGGTTTTAAGATGTCGGAGATTCAGGATGATATTGCAGACTACATGCAACATGGTTATAAGTACCGTATGGTGCAGGCACAGCGTGGGCAGGCTAAGAGTACCTTAGCTGCTTTATATTGTATCTGGCGCCTTATACAGCGTCCTAAAGACCGTTGTTTGATTGTATCTGCTGGTGGCGATCAGGCTGACTCTATCGCACTGATTATCACACGTATCATTAACCAATGGGATATTTTATGTTGGATGCGTCCAGATACTACCAGAGGTGATAGGGATAGTGCTAAGAACTACGATATTCACTGTGATCTGAAAGGTATTGATAAGTCCGCTTCTGTATCTTCTGTAGGTATTTCTGCACAGTTAGCAGGTAAACGTGCTGACTTTCTGTTAGCAGACGATATTGAGGTTATGCGTAACTCTATGACTCAAACAGAGCGTGAGAAGTTAGCATTACAGACTCGTGAGTTCTCGGCTATCTGTATTCATGGTGACATTATGTATTTAGGTACACCTCAGACTAAGGACTCTATTTATCGTGAACTACCTCGTCGTGGTTTTAGTGTTCGAGTTTGGACAGGTCGTTACCCTACAAATGAAGAGTTAGAACGTTATGGTTCAGGTACGGAGATTGCACCTATGATCATGAAGCGTTTATTAGAAAATCCAGAATTACAAACAGGTGGTGGTATTGAAGGTAACAGAGGACAACCTACTGATCCTAACCACATCGGAGAAGAAACTCTACAATCTAAAGAGTTGGACTATGGACCAGAAGGTTTTGCATTACAGTACATGTTAGATACAACACTATCTGATGAGATGCGTACCAAGATTAAACTATCAGATATTCCTGTAGTCGGTACAGGTACAGATTCCGCACCAGAGGTGGTTCAGTACAAATGTGATCCAACTACAGCATATAAAGAATTAACACCAGCAATGACAGCCTTTCGGATGTATTGGGGTATTGGCTCTGATAAGTCTGTACCGTTTGAACACAAGGTTATGATTATTGACCCTGCTGGTTCAGGTGGTGATGAGATTGCATTCGCTACAGGTGCAGCTACGAACTCTTATATTTACTTACTCTCGGTAGGTGGTTTTAAGGGTGGTACAAAAGAAGAGAACTTAAATAAGGTTATCATGAAGATGGTTACGTCAGGTATTAAAGATTTAGATATTGAACGTAACATGGGTCATGGTACTGTTACTCAGTTAGTTGTAGCTCAAATTGAGAAGTTGCGTTTAAAGGCTTCTAAAGGCTCACAGGACGATGATTTCCTTGAACTGCTACAAT